AAGTTGTGTCAGCTGTTAAGCTAACTGTCATGCCAGGTCCCGTATTTTGAAATCCATTTTTGGAAATCACCGGTCCTGAAAACGTTGTTTTTGCCATACTTATATCCTCCTAGTTTACGATCATAGTCTCTAGGCCGTCGACTATACGCGTCTATGATCTTTATATTGTATAGTGAGTATTTTATATAGTAGATTATAGTAGAGTGCAAGAGATTGCGTGGTGAAAGTACGTTTTCGGCGATGTAGCTTCGACTAAGTAGCTACTGAAACTTTGGGTGCTGCGTCTTCTATTTTATTAACAAGATTAGCTAATTTAGCCTCTTCCTGCTTGATCTGGTTGACAACTTCTCTAATTTTATTGTCAATTTTGACCATATCCAAAGTATATCTTTGGTTATCACGCTGCTGCACCGCCCATTCTGTCTCGAGACCCCTCTTTGTTTTGTAAAGGTCTCTTACTTGAGTCTGCATCTATGATCTCCTCGTAAGTTAGCCATAGTTTTCGATGGTTAATAAATCCATCTTTTTCCCATACAATATCATTTTTTCCTAGTCTGTCAACTAGTGAATTATTGAAAGCTTCAGAGCTGTCTTCTGATGCAAGTTTGAAGTCAGCATAATAGCCATATGCTCTTATTTGTATGCGAAATGTTTTCATGAATATTATCTTTCTACCATAAAAAAAGGGGGCCCGAAAGCCCCCTTTTTAATTAGTTATTACGCACCCGGTGACGCGAAAATACCTCTAGGGTCTGATACTCCAAATGAGTATCTTTCTCTAGCTTTGTATCTTACGTTGCCAGTGTCGAAATCACCTTCCATTGCAGTGTTTAATGGAGCTCTGTTGAACATTTTCATGCCATTTGGCACGTCTGTCAAGATATAGAACGCATCGTCATCTGTTAGGTAGTTGTTCACTCTATAACCTTGAGGAACCATACCCATTGATACGATTGCATTGATATCATTGTCAGCTGTTCCAGTTCTACCTTGAGATTTCATCAATCTCTCAGCTGTAAACTGAAGCTTCGAAGGAATAATCATTTTTACTCCTCTTGCTGCAACTCTTAGACCTCTTTCATCAGTCATAGCCGCGATGTCAATCATCGACTGTTCTAATGAAGTTTCGTTAAGATCTGCCGCAGTGCCTAACGTGTTTGAAAACGTTCCTGCTACTGTCGGGTGAGAATCACTAAATAAAGCAACTCCATCTCCAGTTTTGAAAGTTCCAAAACCGTTGATTAAAGGTTCAACTGCTTTTACTTGTTTAGCGTTACTCATAGATCTTGCTAAAGCTTTTGTGTATCTAGAAGCTAGTCTATCGTAGAGATTATCTTCGATAGCTTCTTCCGTGATAGCAAATGCTAGAGCTACGGTCTCGTGAGTGTATCTCGCTGTAAAAGTTTCTTGTGCTTCGTCAAAAGAGACTCCTGCACCTTCTGCTTTTACTTGCGCGTTTGCGAAACCAGATAACATTACTTCTTCTTCAAAAGCTCTGTCACTGTTTTCCGCGGTATAAATCTCAGCATGCTGATTTTCATACCTCTTATATTCCAGGCCGAATAGTGCATTCAATCCTGGCTCTAGTTCTTTAACTAGTTGACTTCTTGATATTGCCATAATTTATCTCCTATTCAGATTATGATTGTAGTTCAATCAAGTTTGGAACAACCACTACAGATGCAAAACCAACAGTAATATCCTCGTTCTCAGGATCTTCTGCAGTTCTTAACAATCTGAATGTGGCAGCGTCCGCACTTGTGTCACCGATATCTAGTGTAGATGAAGACTTACCAGTGATATCGCTACCAGCTGATGCGTTCATGTCATACGTTTCTAGAAAACCGGCTTGAGCTACCGCAGCATCAGTTGATACTACGTATTGCTGTGTTGGGCTATCGAATACAAAAGCGTCTATATCTTCTGAGTTCGCTGGTGTTACTTGAGTGTAGAAATTCGCGAACGTCGGCTTCAAAGTTGTAGCCGCGTTGTAGAAGATTCCATTCAATGTACCAATAATTGCTGTGTCAGTTCCCTGACCATCAACAATATAACCAGCAGCAGAAGCTACAGCACCACCATTGTAGAGCGTAGTAGCATAACCAGCATCGATTTTGTACTTGCCTAAGCCTTGTGTAGCCGGAGTTTGTCCGAGCATACCCGCAGCAATAAGTCCAAAACCTTGTGTGTTTTTATTTGCCATGTTGTTTCTCCTTGTGTCTATGTTGCCATAGACTGATTAACGTTAAATCGATGATAGGGATTAACCCACGAAATAATTTTATTTCTTTGTACCACCGAAGGTTACACGAGATTGTCTATCAACGTTGATAGGCATTCTACTATCCTGCTCCTTCATAAGATCGTTTGCTACTGCTTCGCTTCTGTCTTTATGACGATTAGTCATATAGTCTTGACGTTGCTGCGCGATCTCGATCGGTACCTTCGCAAGTAGAAGGCCACCAACCCCAATCACTCCCTTGTATTTCCCGTCTTCGAGAATTGGATAGTCACCTGCATTTTCAACTTCCTCGGCACGAACTAATTCATAACCTTCTCTTAATCGTCCAGTTACGTTTTTCGTATCTTGAAAGCCTCCTACTTCGGCTCTTATCCATCTGTACCTGAATCCATCAGGCGCAGGGGGTGCATCTAGAGATGATGGTGGAACCCACACTTTTGGTCTTTCAGACTTTGACCGTGTTTGGCTCGCACGAGATGTATTTTTTTCTTTTTCCATTTTACGCTCCTCCCGTGTTTTTTAATTGTTTTGCGTACTCTTCGAGTGGCACACCTAATTTTTTAGCGATTGCTACCTGTGATGATGTGAGTTTCACAGTTTTGCGACCAGGCCTTACACTTCTTCTTGCTGAAGCCACCGTCTGAACGGGGTCGGTCGTGTTTCTAATATCAGTTGTAGCAAATTTATGCGGAAAGTCAACACGGATTCTTTTATCCACTTCAACATAATATTCATTAGAATTAGGGTCGAAACCTTCTTTTTCAACTAAATCCTTATGAATTTCGAACGCTGTATATGTCATGGCTCTATCTTGTCCAAACCATGAATTTTTTGAAGCCCAAGATTCAGCTCTAGGATCGCTTGGTTCTTGCATTTGAGTTCTAGGTTGTTCTGGAGCTCTAACATCTGCAGGTCTAGATACTTTTTCTTCTCTTACAGATTTACTTTGCTCTAACTTAGCGTTTTCAAAAGCAAGTGTAGCAATTCTTTTGTTTGCTTGTACTTGTGCCTCAGCATCACCAGCAGATATAGCTGCAGCAAGTTCTTTTTGAGCTGCTTCTAAACCAGTGTTGATACTTGTTTCGAACTTTTTAATATAGTCAGCATCAGTTTTTTCAAACCTTGTTTCCAAAGCCTGTCTTCTTTGTTCAACTGATTTTGCATATTCAGTAGCTGCATCTCTTTGCCTTTCAGCTTCACGCATTTTACGTGTAAGTTTTGCAATTCTACCTTGAACACCTTTGCTATATTCTTCAAGTTGTTCGTCATCTTTTTTTGGTTCTTCTTTTACTTCTTCTTGTTTCGTTTCTACTGGTTCTTCACTAACGTCTTCTTTTTTAGGCGCTTCGGTTTCTACAACCGATTCGTCTTTTTGTTCCTCTAGATTAACCACAGCACCTTCGCCGGATGTATCTAGATCAACCATTTTTTCTTCAGTTGGCATAGTTTCCTCCTATGTTTTTAATATTCATGCAAGATATCCTCTGGATTCTCGATGGTTGCTAAAACTTCGTCGTCGTTTAGCAGACGTATCTCTCCTCCCTCAATTTTTATTCTTGATCCAGCATAACGGGCAAACATTACCCACTGTTGTTCTTTGCACCAAGGACCTTCAGGAAATTTTTCCTTATCCTTGTAACAATCTGGACCCATTCTTAAAACTAAACCACATTGCGACGCAACTTGTTGTCTCTCTAAGGCTGCCTCGGCAAGTATTAACCCACCTTTAGTTTTCTCTTTCATTTTGAAAGGCAAAACTAACATCCTCCAACCAGTTGGCTGCGGTAGTTTATTTGAATCTTCTGCTGTAAAATCTTTTTCTTTTGTTTCTGTGACTCCTACCAATTTTTTATTCGGTAGTTTTATCTTTGATGTCGATGATTGTTCCATGTTGCTCCTTATCATTTAGCAGGTTAGAGAGTTCCTGTTTAGTTGCCTCTAGGGCTGTTATTTGTCCTATTATATAGTTATATTTTTCCATATTGTCAATACCTCCGGACGTTACGGCTATTGACAACTCTTCTGTACGTTTATTTATGTATCTAATTAAACGATTTATTGTTGTTTCTAATTGCATTTAACATTTCCATCTTCTGCGAGCCTGTCTAAGTCTTGAATTAGGATCTTTTGCAGCCTGAGGAAATTTTTTCATTTGGCCTGCGCTTCTTGCACAGTACGACTTACGTCGATTTGCAGCTTTAGATCCTGGTTTGACTTTTCCAGTCACCGCTGTTTTTAGTTTGGAACCGGGATTTTTTCTTCTGTAGGAAGCGACACCGGCTCGAGTCATTCCTGCTCCAGATTTTGTAGATCTGAAATTCTTTTTATTTCTTGCGGGCATTTTATCTTGTTTTCTCATTATGCAAATGTCTTTACGTTTCTAGGTTTACCACCTGGATTACCGGCTGCTCTTTTTCTGCTGACAGCAGATGCCTTTTGACCTTTTGTCATCCGTGTGGCTTTGGCAAGTGGTACGCACTTTGGATATTTCCGTTTGCTCCCTTTGCTTCTCCCGCATGGTTGATATTTGCCGTTCTTCTTCGGTGCTCCAATGTCTACCCATTTCTCTGCTACCCATTTTCTTAAACCGTTACCATTTTTCATTACGAATTTTTTCCGTATGCTCTACCTTTTCCTTTTTTACAAAGACCACCGCCTTTGTACATAGGTCTAGTCATACCACCACCCATTTTTTTATCTCTCTTACCGCCGGGAGTTATTTTACCTGAACACACTCCTGATGCGTACATGTTTGCGTACGCGGAGGGGTATACCTTAAATTTTCTTTTAGCTGCTGCTTTTCCTTTTGGACAAAGTTTAGCCATTATGATCTCGCTGTTTGTGCTGCTCTTTTAAAATTTTTTGAAGTGGGTGAACCTTTAGCGCCTTTTTTTCTCATCTTCTCGCCTGAGCCAGCTTTGATTCTAGCTTTTTTTGCTGCGATGTTTGCGTATAAACCTGGTCTAGCCATTATCTTCTACCGCCACCAAATTTTTTTCTTATTTTTTTAAGTCTTTCCCTTTGTTTTATTCTACTATAAATGTCGGAACCTTTATCTGACCCTCTTACTCCGCCACCAAGTGGTATTTTAGGTTTATCACTTTGTTCTTTTCTTTTTTGCTTAAATCTGTCCATTAAAATTTTTTCTTTAGCCTTTTTAGCTCCTTCTGGAGTCATTCGGTTTGGTGTTCCACCTAGTCCTCTAACTGCACCACCTTTTTTCATGTAGCCCATTTTGTTTCTAACTTGAGTTGGTAGTTTAGATAAGCCTGGATTCTTTTCTTTGTCTACAGGTTTTAATGCACTGCCGCCTTCTTTCAGACCAAGGTCTTTTCTTAACTCGTCTAATCTATCTTTTTTCTTTTTAGGTAGAATTTTTTGTTTTATTGAATCTGGATTAGGTTTTTTAGGTTTTACAGATTTCTTTTTTTTACCAAGTAAACCACCGAAAGCTTTTTTCTCTCTTAAAAATTCTTTTCTAGTTTTTTTATTAGACTTTTCCGCTTGTTCACGTTGAACTGTTTTAATTTGCTTATCTGTTATTGAACGATTAGGGTTTTCTTTTTTAAAATCATCAGTTCCTTTTTTAATCGCTTTTTTTGTTGCCTCAACTTTTGCTTTAAATTTTTTAGTCGCATCAGAAACTTTAGCTTTAGGTTTAACACCACCGATCGTAGCGTATTTTGTCGGTCTCTTAAAACCGTCTCTATTGTTAGGTCCTTTGAAGACTTTTGAAAATCCTCTGAAAAATTTGCTTGCCATTATTTTTTTCCTCCGTTTCTAAATATTTGTGTACCCTTTATACCAAAAATTGACGCAACTACAAGCACCCATAAATTGGTAAACCATTTAGGAAGCTCGTGAAAATACTCGAAAAACAGCTTTACCTTCTCCATGGCTGTCGGATCGTCCGACATGACTGCCCACATCAACACTATAATAGGTGCTGAGATTATAACGAGCACAAATTCGTCCTTATAATCGTTTTGTCTAGCTTCTAGTAATTTGCCTTGGTAAGTTTCCTCACCTCGGGCCATCTTTTCTGCATGCATTAATTGTGCATCAGACATAGCCATTTTAGTCTTCTGGCGGTTAGAATAAATTTTACTTCCCGCTTGTAAAGCAATTTTTGCTAAACTAAACCAAGCCATATTAGTACCAGGTAGCTATTTTTTTCTTATTAGTTAACATTCTCTTAGTTCCTCTAACTTTTTCCTTGTCTCCTGTAGGAATATAGTTAAAAGCGCCATCAGCTGTTGTTTTAGATCTAGGATCTATCTCAACATTCTGTTCTGGAATCTTAACTTCTTTTGATTTTTTATAATTTATCATAATTGTTTATTACTATCTTATTTTTAACTATTTTTAAAGCTATTTGACATCTCTTGCTTAGCTAAAGATGTATCTGCTCTTAAATTTGCTAATTTTTCGTTCTGATCTAGTTTTTCGTCTGCAATATCAGCTGCTTGCATTAATTTTGCTCTATCATTTTCTACTTTTGCTTGATCAGCTTCTTTTTTACGCTCATTTTCCATTGCTCTAAGGTCAACTTCTCTTGCTTTTAGTTTTAGAAGTGGGTCATTGTCAAATTGTGAAGTAATTTTCTTCTCTTCCTTCATAAATTCTTCTGTCATCTCTGCAATCAACACAGCTTTTCTAGATTCTATACGTTGTGTGATGACTTGTAGCTCTTGTGCAGCTCTTGGATCTACTGGAGCAGACTGTTGTAGTGCTTGAAGACGCATTAATTCATCTCTGAACTCTAATTGTATCTGTTCTTGTGCCATCAAACTAATGTGTTCTAAAATATTTTTTTGTATTGCACCCATAACTGTAGGATTGTTTCTAACAATGTTTGTTGACATAAAATTTAAGTGAGCTGTCATGTGTGCTCTATGATCTTGACCAGGAAAAGCTTGAAATTGTTTTCCTGTAAGAGCAGAAATGTGTTCTATACTTGGATCCATTGGTTGGACAGGTGCTGGCGGAGGTAAAACTGAATCAATATTTTTAACCCCAATAGCTTCATACATGTTTCTGTAAGCAGAATATAAATTATGTATTTGTGGATTAGATGTAGCAAGTTGTAGTTGTGTTTGTGCTAATGTAATTCTTTGTGACATAGAAAATATATTTGGATCTGCTACGGGTAAAATATCTACCCTATCATCAAAATCTAATTGTTTAATAAGTCTAGCCCCACCCACAACATCGTATGGATATTCTGGTGGTAGATAAGTTGATATAACTTTTGATAGTAATTTAAACTCATGTCTCATTGAGTTGTATAATCTCTTGTGTATTGCAGACATAACTTTAGATCCTCTCTCTAAAAGAGCGATCGTTGTGCCTACAGCTGCATTAGATTGTCCTTCGCCTACTTGCATTTCAGATATAGCTGCAAATCTTTGACCTGCTTGAACCACGATACCCATTAGTTGTAATAAAGTAGCTGATGGTTCTTTGTATGGTAGAGGAAAGAAAGCTTCACGTAGATTGCCTCCTGGGGCATCTACATCTTTAAATTCACCAGGTTGTATTGGTGATGCTTCATCTCTAACTCTTACACCTCTTTGTTTAAATCCTGCAGGTAAATTTGATAGTGTCCCTGCATCTAATAATTGGCGGAGAGCAACCGTTGCAGTTCTACTCAATCCGCCAATCATGTGTATTAATCCAAATCCGTAGAATCCTAGTCCTGGCAGAAATTTAAAGTGGACAAAATATTGGACTCTTTGTTTTTTTGGATCGTTGGGCGCATAGTTCCTTCTTATCGAAAGAACCGTTCCGTTACCCTCTTCGATTGTAACGATGTAGGGTAACTTGATACCAGTCGGCTCGCCGTCTGGACCAATGTCTTCAAAGCCTTCTAAATCTAGATCCACATGACACTCAAGAAGAGTGTACATAGGAATTTGTTTTCCAGATTTTGTAGTGCCTTCTAAGTCTTTTTCTTTTTTTGAAACTTCGTCATTAACAACTGTACCTGGAGGTGTTAATTCAACATCAGCATAAAATCCTGCTACTTGTTGTTTTCTTAATTCATTCTCAGATATTTTTACAACGTGAATAATAGCTTCTGCTTCAGCTAAACTGTTTGCTGTATAAGGTACGATTAAATCATCCGCAGGAACAAATTTAGAAACTGCTCTTCCTAATAAATCATCGTAGTAAATTTTTTTAAATGTAGATCCTGCTAAAGGTAAATGAAATAACATAGAATCAAACTCTGGTTCGTACTCTGTCATTTGATCCATGATTTGATAGTTCATGAAATCTTTTACTCTATGTGCTTGTTGATCTTTAGCTGGTGTTTTAACTCCTAAGACCTGTGTTCTTACTGGACCGTCACTTGGTAATAATTCTTTGTATGCTGTAGCTTGGAACTGTGTAACAGCTTCTGCTAGTACAGGGTGCGTGGCCCCCGAAGCACCTTGAAAAGGTTCTGTTCTGTTTTCGTATTTAAATCCTAATAGATCAAGTCCCTCTGTGTAAGATTTCTCCCAATCTTTTCTAGACATCTTGTAATCCATGTAATTACTTTTTAATTCAGATCCTACTGGGTCTAAAATATCTTCAGGTAAGATATCTGCTAAATTATCAAAATGTTTTTCTGTTCCCGGTACATTAACTGCACTTGGTTCAAAATCAATCGTTGCACCGCCATCCTCTTCAGGGATAACTTCTACGGGTTGCTGTTCTTTTATTTCTTCCTTTATCTCGACCTCTTCGCCCGGAACTTTAATTTGAGTACGAGTGTTAGGAAGTGATTTATCTATGTCTGCCATTTAAACTCCTAGTATTTTCTACCACGTTTTATTATAGAAGCCAAGCCCTGTGGTGTGGGTCCTGACTCTGGTGGTGGACCTGATTCATCACCAGCCCCCTTGGCTAAACCGCCTCCTGCAAAATTAAGATCTAACTCAAATCCTGTTACATTTTTGCTTGCTTCTTTGACGCCTCGTTCTTTTTCTTTTGCAGCTCTAAATTTTTCTATTTGACCTAGACCTGCTGCATAGTTATTTACACCTTGGTTGTATAATTCTTTATCAAAAACTCCCGCATCACTGACAAAAAGATCATATGCTTGGTCATATTGTTTAACAACATTATTAAATATTTTTGTAAATTTTTCTCTCTGTGCTCCAGTTGGATCGTTTTGATCATTAAAACGATCAAGTTGATCTTCGATGACGGGTAGCTTTTGACTTAGATCATTTAGGGTTTGTGTTGCATAACCTCTCTCACCAACCGCTTTTCTAATTTCTTCATCTTCACTTTGTCCTATACCTGTTAGACTTGCCAAAAATGCATTACCTATTATTCTTTCTTTCGAAAGACCTGAAGCATAATCATCAGCTACAAAAGGTGCAGCAAAAGCTAATTCACCTGCTAAACCTAACCCAGTAAATTTCCCACCTTTAATTATATTTCTTGCAATTCTTTTTCCGCCTGGTGTCTTGATTAAATTACGAATAACGTTTCCAACATCTTTAACATCGTCAGGTAGTTTTCTAAAATCTAACATTTCTCTATTAACATTAGCAAAGTTAGATCCTAAAGTCACGCCTCCTGATGGTTTAACATTATATAAATTACCAACACCTAATTTTTCTAACGTATTCTTAATGTTTGGAAGATCACCTGTTTTTCTATCAATTGCAGGTAATACTTTTTCTCCTATTTTAATTCCCTCTACATCTACTCTAACTCCAACTTCTTTTAAATAATTATCAATAGCTTGTTTATTAGCTAGAACTTCTGAGCTATTAGATCCTTTTGTTTTTCTATAGTAAGCTTCTATTGATTTAATGATTCCTTGATTAAATTTACCAACAGAAATAGTTTTATTGACTGGGTACATAATACCTCTTCTCTCGGATCGTATTGGAGTAATATCAAATTCATCAAAAAGTTTACCTTCTTTTGCAAGATCAATATATTTTTTTTCAGAATCGTAACGAGGACTAAAATCTAATTTACCATCAATTAATTTAGCATTTAACATTTTTAAAACTTTTGGACTATTTAAAATTTCTTCCGGATTATTTTTAAAGTAAGTATTCAATGCTTTCTTCTGCGCCTTTTGTTTATTCAATATATATTTATCATCAGAACTAGGTGTAAATTTTTTCTTTCGTTCCTCTCTCGTAATATATGCTTTATTTGGATCACCTTTTGGATATTCTAATTTTAATTCTTTTTTAAGTTCTGCACTAATTCTCTCTACTCTAGCTATGTTTTGTTTACTACCTTCTCCAAAATATTTTATGGCAAGTTCTTTATTCGACATTGCATCACTAAATTTAGAACCTACTGGAAATTCAAATTTTTTTCTAAGATCTTTAGTATATTCTTCCATATCAACTTGGGATCTAAAGCCTTCAGCTTTTCTCTTATCATTAACTTTTTTCATGTTTTCAGACATTGCTGTTGTGCCACCAATATTAAGATTAGGAAACTCTCTTTGTACAATTAATCTTACTGTACCTCTGTCAACACCTATTTCTTTTTGTAAAGTTTGTAAACCAACGTTAGAGCCTTCAGGTAAACTTGTTAAATAGTCTCTAACTTTTTTTAAATCTGCAGGAGATGTTTTAGGATATGTTCCAGCCGGAGTTCCTCCACCAGCAGCTTGTGCTGAATTAAATTTAAAGACTCCTCCTCCAGGTTCAAAACCAATTCTACCACCGTCTGCAAAGCTGCCTTCTGTTGCTGTAAGATCTTCTTTATCAAATTTTTTAAGAACATCTCTAATCATATCCCTTAGGTTTGTTGGAGCTCGCATGCTGGCTTTTGTAACTGTGTTATCAGGCCTAGTAGCTATTCTTTTGCCCTGCTCTCTTTCAAAGACATCTTCTTTTTCTTCTGGGTCTGCGCCTGTACCTTTATCTCCTCTTGGAAAATCTGGAACCACTCCTTTTAGGATTGGGTTTTCTGTTGTAAGACTTTTAGGCACAATGTCTTGAATAGGTTTTACTGATTCTTGAATCTTTGCTGCATCTATTAATGGGTTATCGAAATCTAATCCTTGTGATGTAATTTGAATTTGTCTCTCAGGAGAAAGCAACTTGTTAAGTTCGTCTATCTTATCTTTAAGATCTTTTGCTTCTGCAACAAGCATAGGAACCTCTTCTGCCTCTGCTTCTTGAATAGATGTAATAATTTCCATGAACCGTTGTTTAAGTTGATTGGGACTTACACCTCCACCGATTGCAAAGCCTAATTCTCTCTCAACTAGGTCTTGTGATTCTTTACCTAGATACTGTTTAATCTTTTCGTAGTTTATTTTTTTTCTCTTCTTAACTTCTGCTGCTGGTTTTCTTTTAGGTAGAACAGTATTGTTGGACACCGAACCACCGCCATTGAACCCCGGACGAGTCAGGTATGCCATCATCTCGTTGTAATGTTTTACTTTCATTATTCTCCTAATAATTTAGCTAAGCCGCCTGTTGCAAAATCTTCTGCTTCCATCGCTGCTCGTTCTGCAGCCTCGTCTGCTGCGTTCTCTGCTGCAACTTCAGCTTGACCAACTCTGTGCTCACCTCTTGTTGAGGTTTTAAGTTTAGTGCCTGTTGCAAATTCTTCCATTACTCTTCCATCGCTAGTTAAAATATCTCCTACTTCTTCTAAAATCTCACCTTCAAAATCTGCATTACCATCCATATCCACACTTACGGGTACCTCTTCTGACGCTGTAAAATCTCCTTTAGTCTTAACAGCTTTACCTGTTTTATAATCTGTAACTTCATATCCTGGTGGTTGGTATTCTATATCATAAGATCTAGAATAATCATTCTGACCTTCAACATAAATTCTACCATCATCATGTTTTGTTACTTTAATACCTGGTAATTCTTTAACTTCGTATTGCATAATGTCTGCATCTATTTTTGTACCAACACCCTTGTCCATAACTTTGTCTACAAATTTAGGAAACCATGCAGGCATCGCTGTTGTTGTATTATTTAGAGGCACAACTTTAGCTGCCTTAGCAACCTTCGCTGCAGGTTTAAAAAATTTACCAAGAACAGGTATTGATGCTAGACCCGCCATCAGTTTCATAAAGTTTCTTCGACCTGGATTAGGTGGGCCACCTTCTTTTAAACCATCTCTTGGTTCACCTAACATGTAAGCTAAACCACCGCCTGCTTTCTTTTGACCAAATAAACTTTTAGTATAGTTCTCTATTAATTTATCTTTTAGTTCAGGACGATCTTTATAAGAAGGATCATTATTAAGTTCTTCTATGTATTCTTTTAAAAATCTTTCTTTTTGTAATTCGTTACCTTCTTCTAAAATAGATTTCATTTTTCTATTAACAAGAATACCACCAGCTGAAACCGCACCTAGTTCAGGGGCCAGAGATTTAAAATCTCCTTCTATAGATCTTTTTTTAACACTTGCTAAATAATCTTTGTATCTTCCCACAGGACTTTTAGCACTTAACATTTTTATTAACTTTGCTATAGCGCCGCCTCCAGCAAGTTCTATTCTACCACCATCCTTAAAAAATCTACCTACACCTTCATTACCTGAT